TAGCTGCGTGATTTCAGGACCGCCAATAAGAACGTTCAGTGTACATGAAAACTCTGCACCAGTTGAACTAACAACAGTGATAGTTTGGTCAGTAACTTCTGGGTCTAAAGTCAGTTCTACGAAACCATAATAAAGACGAGGGTTATTTGGGTCTGCACTAATGTTTTCAATTAAAGCAGCTTGACCATTTACAGTAGCTTCAATAGAAGAAGCAGCCATATCAGGCTCAGCCATGAATTGAACACGTACAGTTTCAGTGTTAGTAACAGCATGATCGAGATAGAAGTCAGCAGGGATAGTATTTGGAACGTACTCTTTCAAACCAACAATGCCTTCACCTACAGGCTCTATGTCGATAATAAAAATACCACCTGCTGTTCTCAAATCCACGTACTGTTTAGGCACAGCGTGTAATGCATCTACTGGATCACCAGAGAGCGAAGCATGCCCAACAACCTTGGGGGAATGGAGTTTCATCAATATACCTCATAGTATGAGAATAATTTAACCAGTTAAATAGGAGTTATTCTAATTAACACCTAACATTAAATTAGTATGTTTGTATATTGACTTATAGATACAAAAAAGCTCACTAAGAAAGTCAAAGTGAGCTAGTCTGTTACAGTATGAAGTGAGGAACGCGTTTCTTTTTGGCTAACCGTAGTTCTAGGCTTCTGGCAGGTACTATAGCATAGTCGTGATCGCCTATAGCTATTTCATCTACTACTTCAAAGTTCATAGAATGAATGTTACTAAACTGCTTAAAGATATCAAACAATTCACAACCGTGTTCAAACACAAACTTTATTCTAGGCGTTTGGCAATCAGACCTTTTACATGCAGAGTTTCTTAGCTCTACAAACATATTCTCTAAGTATTCTGACCGTGAACGCCGTATTGATTCACTAGAGAACGCGCAAATAGTTACAAAGCTCATTCTATTTCCTCAACATTGGGTTTTCTGGTAGAGCAATACCGTAATAGCCTAGCTTTCTTTCGAGTAAAGAAATATAGAGAAGTAAGTCTGTTTCAGGGTGAGCAGACAATGCTTTTACAGTAGCTTTGCATTGATTGAGTTCTACTAGAGCAGTAATCAATTGGTTGTTACTAGATAGCGCGGCTTGTTGTAGTTCTTCTACAGACATAGTTCCGCTTTGTATTGAATCACCACGGTCTTCTAGGTTCTGTATTGTTTCAGAAGTTTCCGCAGATGACACTTTGGGTTGTTTTGACATATAGCTACTCATAATGTATGTTTTTGTTGTCTACCATCTATTTACAGTATTAGTTTAGATTAATGATACTGCCTTTAGCATTCAAGTTACCACTAGCTTTTAAATCCATAGTAGCAGAAGTACGGTCTTCTATCTTACCAGTAACTTTACGCGAGTAGCGACCTTTAATCTTTTCTTCAACATTGCCCTCTACTTCCATAGTGTAGTTACCAGTTACTTTTGTATGGTAGTTACCAGACTCACCGCCTAGTAAACCTTGGAAAGCTACTTTCTTTTGTGGATTAGCAGACAAAGAACCAAGTACAAAGTCTGGTGCATTCAACAGATAGCCGGGCACATCACCTTTGTTTCCTGTCACTATTTGTTGCAAGTTGCCAACGATTGTTTGATTCACATCACCAAGTATAGTTAAGTTAACATCGCCTGGGTTATGTAGAAACACTTCATTGGTTTTCAAATCAATAACGAATGTAGAACCATTTGGAAGCACTGTACCCTGTCTATTAGGATAGTTCTTTTCAAACTCTGGAAGTAAGTTCTGAGTATCAATAGGAACAGGACCGTAGCTTGGATTATTAGCATCGCCTTTATTTCTAAAGTATACAGCTACTTTGTTTCCACGTTTGGGAACTCCACGAAAAGAACCAGTGCGTTGTTCAACATCACCACCTCTTAGGCCGTTTGGATGAAAGTTAGTTTCGGGAATAGCCCAAGGAAGTTTGTCATCTGGAATACTATCTTGGAACACATCAAGACGAACTCTAACACGACCTAGATATTCTGGATCGTTATCATCAATTACCACACCAATATACGGCTTGTTTGGGTCTAATCCTTTTCTGTGGATTATCTTACTTAAATCTACTGTAGGTTGCATTATATGCTCCAACTCATTTGCAACAAAAAAAGGGCTACACGTTAATGCAGCCCTTTGTATTTACACTTTTATTGTACTGTGACAGCACCGACAATCAATGCAGTTACCAATACTATTAAAGATATGACTACCATCGTGACCCAGTTATTAGCCCACGAATGCCAGTACCCATCTAAGCTGACAGGTCTGTTTTGTGGGTACGGTTGGTAAGGTATACCAGCAACAATAGCTAAAACTGCTAAGAATGATAAAGCAGATAGGAATGATTGTATTTCAAAACCAAAGCCTACAAAAACTCCAATAAACATAATCAGCAAAGTACGAATAAGTACATCAACTATTGTTAGTCCAAAGTATAGTGCCATGTTATCTCCTTATGTACCTGTTCCTACAGTAGTTGTAGTAGAGCCAGGTCCGTTCAACGTAGCGTTAGCAGAAGCGCCCTCACCATTTGCACACAACAAGTCATTAACTAGAGACTCTAATTGTTGAAGTCTTCTAGCTAAATCATTTTGAGGTATAAACAACTTAGCAAGAGCTAGTCTATCAAGACAGTTTGTAGGAGGCATTGCTAAGTCCGACATTCTATCTTGAATTCTTTCGTTGAGTTGTCTACAAGTAGATTGTACTCTTGGGTTATTCAGGTACTGATCTGGTATATTACCTTTACTAGCGAGTTCGTTCACATCAGCTTGGAACTCTTTAGATAATTGGTCGATACGATTGATACGGTTTGCTACCATTCCAATTATATCACCTAGATTAGGACCGAATAAATCAAGTGCAGCCAACTCACTCGGAATGAGTTCGTTACAAAGTTCTTCCATCTTCTGTATAGCAGATTGAAATTCTCTACCAACAGCAGTAAGGTAGTCTTTGGCTTCCCCGTACTTATCTACAATTCTCTGATCTGCAAATGCTCGACCTTCTTCCTCAAAGTCATTGAGCAACTTATCTATTTTCTTTTTCTGATTTTCTACAAACTTGTTAAAGCTATCAGTTGGATTAGCTTGGGACTCAGCAGGTTCTTCGTACTCGCCTAGTTCTTTAGCTAACTGTATTTGCTCTGACTCGTTTGCTGTATCAGTTTTTACTTTTGGATTAACAGTGTTTTCCAACGTAGTCTCGTTATGAGGGTCAGTTGGGTCTACCGCTGTATCTACTTTGTTTGTTTGCTTTGGAGATACACTGCTCGTATTCTTAGACTCACTTAAAGGAGTTGAACCTGAATCAGTCACATAGCTTCGATAGAGTGTGTATATCTCGCTGTAATGATTAGAGCGAATGGCAATGATTTTATTACCGATAATGTACTTACCAGAAAACGATTCGTTTAACGACGGTTCGCCTTGATTAGCTTCTGGGTTTACATGCTCGTAATCACACACTTGCAACAAATCTAAGTTGTTGAAGTTATCACATATACCTCTAACTGTTTCAGTGAACAGCGACAAGTGACGCATATTCAAGTACTGAGCTTTGTAGTAATGCTCATGCATGTTAGAGGCTGAAAGAGGTGCAGTACCACTATCGAAGTAGTAACCAGATGTAAGACTTGTTAAGTCGATAGAGTTTTTCAAGTCCTCGTTTAAAGGCAATCCATCACCAAACACTTCTGGTTCTGACTTTTCAAACTTCAACAAGTCACCGCTTAAACTATGCTGTACATGCGTATGCCCATAGTTAGTTAGCTTGTTAAAGAATCCGCTAGTTGTATCAATACTGCTTTCACGTAAAGCGATTCGGTTTTCTTTACCAGATACATTGGATACGTTAAACATACCAACTTCGGGTTCGCGTTTAAGCTCTTGGAATAAATCATTTAGAAAGTAAGTGCTATTCCAATCTAAGCAACCTTTCATGCAGGTGGATTTACCAGAGTAAGAATGTTCCAGTATTTCTTTGATAAACTGAATCTGACTCTTACCTATGTTTCTCCAACACATAAAGTCACTAAGAGATAATCCACCCTCAGGCTGTTTAACCTCAATATTGTACTTCTTCAATATGTCTGTAATAGCAGTAGCGCTAGTGCCGTCATAAAACTCGCGTTGCGCTTCAAGTATGTATTCAGGTATATCAGGAACTAATGTAGCTCTTCGTAATAGACCTGCACTAATAGTCTCGCTCTTCACTTTACCAAGCACACGGGTTTTTATTTCCATGCTGTCACCAGTTCTATCTACTCCTTGAGATAGAACGATATCAACTTTAGTTCCGTCTACTAAGGCATAGTCACCAGTATTGAATATTGCATGAACGTCATTTAGTTCTAGAACAGCTACAGGTATTTCATAGCCAATTCCAGAGTACATTGTTAGAGATTTAAAAACATTCGACGAAGGAGGAATCTCTTGATCGTTTATTTTTATCTCTAAGAAAACACCGTTCTTTAATTCAATAGCCATTAGATAGATACCGTTCTGTTTCTGTTCAAGCTTTTAGAAAATGCTAGCACTTGGCTACTGTCAGGAATACGCAAAGTATCACCTGCTCGAATACTCATGCCGTTAGATATCCCATTGAATGCCAAAATCAAACCAAACAGTTCAACATCGTCATAGTAATCGAATGCGATTAGCTGAGGATTACTTTCTTCACTATTTGTAACAGTGTGATTAGTGTACTGAGTTATTCGATCTAAGTTTTCGTATAGCTTATTTTTTAAAGGGTCTATACCTAGTTTATCAATGTGTACGAATCGCGTTAAGTCTAATGCCATTACACACCCCATCTGTCAGTACTAAACCAAGTTTCAATATCTTCTCTCGACACTGGATAGTAAGACTCAATCTGTACGTTCATTTCTACGCTCATAGGCAAACCTGAACCATGTTCAAACATACCATCGAATGCAGCAGAAACGTTTTTGATAACACAAGGAGTCATTTGAAAGAAGTTACCTATAGTACAGGTAAATATTTTACCAGTAATAAGAGAACTCGCATCACTAGACTGTCCTTCTTTAGTATTCTTTCTATACTGTGAAATAGCTTCTGCAACTGGACTAGGACCTGGAATAAGCATACGTCCAAGCTTATCAGTTTCGGGAGTAACGAGTCTAAGCATAGCAGCCAAAGGAGTAAGTACATCTTCCTTTGAGCTTTTCCAGTTAACTAAATCGAATGGAATAGAAAGCGATAGATAGCTAGGACCTGACCATGTTTGGGGCGATAAGTATTTAAACTTCTGATTACCACCAAGAACACGACGAGTAACGCTATCTACTGCTTGTGAAATACCAGCAGCCGCAGGTAATGCTTCTGCAAGACCGTCGATCGGGTCCCAGTTATTAGCTAAGTCGATATTAAAGTCTTGTGGAACTTTGCCTTCGAATACGTCTTTACCGTCACTGCTAACGATAGTACTTTTGTACATACCATCTACATCAACTAGTGCGTTATCATCACCAGTCAATGCAGGTCCGCTTGAAGGTCTTCTAGATTCTGGTAATAGATAATTCATTACAAATACCCTAATGAAATAAGATTAAATGTACCATCGTCAACAAGTATAGGAACATTGTTCAATGACGGAACATCACGATAAGGACCAGAGCCTTGCATAGTTGGAGACTTAGCTTTACGTGCAGTAGCTTGAACTGACTTAGGCTTAGACTTCTCTTCTACTTTGGGCTGTTCAACCGTTACATTAACGTCTGGAAGTCTAGTCTGCGTATTCTCCATATTGCCAACATCTTTTTCAGGCAACACACTGCTAACCATTGGACTACTGCTTTTGATATCAGGCTCAATAGAATCTTGGTACGTGTTTTCAAAACCCTCAATGATATCGTTCTGCATATCAATCTGCTTGAAAGAAGTAACAGGCTGACCGGTAGACAAATCATATTCTCTACCACTTGGCTCAGGAGAAAAGCCGTATTTCTTTCTAACTACTTTCTCTGCATCAGTCAATGATATAGACCCGCCAGAGTTTTTATGCATAGCGATTATTTCATCTTCTACAGCATAGTAATCGGAAATATAAATACGGTTACGTCTTTCTTCTTGCTCTTTCTTCAAAGCATCAATGTTCTTAGAACGTTGGGCAAAGTGGGCATCTTCTAAAGTTCGAACAGCAGTAGAAACTTCCTCAACTGCATTACCAGAACTTTCGATAGTAGGTAAAGATTCCGTAGTTATGCTATCTACTTTTCTAGATACAACTTGACCGTTTCGTATTTTGGCACTACCATCAACAATGTTTCCAGCATCGTCCATAAGGTCAGCTTGCTTTGCAGCATCGTTAATAGACTTTTCTATTTCAGCGAATTCTCTATCTTGGAATGAAGTGTCAGGAGAAGTAGGCTTAACATCGGAGGGTGCGTCACTTGAAAACCAATCAGAAACTAAACCTTCAACAGCTTCTTCGCCGTAAACAGCACCAAGCAATCCACCAGCAATACCACCAATAGCAGTACCAAACCCGGGTATAACACTTCCAAGAGAAGCACCAAGAGCAGCACCCGCAGCGCCGCCAGCTAAAGAACCACCAGCACCAGCATATTGAATGTTCTTCTCTTCGTCTGTTAGCGTATCGTCAGTAGCAGTACCGTAAATGTCAGCACCAGCATACAGCAAACTCAGACCGGGAATTCTACCAAGACCTTTTCTGACTTTGGCCCACTTGCTTTCTTTAGGAAAGTCAGCATCTACAGGTAAAGCAGGCGTATTGATTGCAGGTGGTTTATTAGTTGGAACTACACGATCTCTAACTTGTGTGAATCTATCCGTAGCAAACTGACGAGCATTTGGATTGAGCGCTAACGCACCCGCAGCAGCGGCAGTACCATAAGCAGCATAGTTAGATTCATCAGTCTCAGGCATAGCTAATTCTATATCGGGAGACTCTGAAACATTCTCTAACGTTGGCTGTTCGTCTTCGTCATCAGATAAGAACGGAAGTAAAGATAAGCCAGTTAGAAGCATACCTACTTTACCACCCATAGCACCACGTAACTTACTAAAGATTCCTTTCTTAGCTGGACTGTCTGGACTTGCTGGACTAGGCTTCTGCGTTGGAGCTTCATCACCTATAGGTCTAGCGTTTTGTCTTCCTTGTAGATACTTACGCGTACCAATTGTTCCAGCAACACCTGCTGCACCCAACGCTACTAATCCAGTACCAGAATCCATTACGCTTTGAACTGCTTGTGCGTTTTCTTCGCCGAGTATGTTCTCTACGATACCACCAGTAGCTTCACGCAACATCTTAAAGCCCGGTACTAGGTCTAACATAGATGTGAATATTTCTCTGATAA